TTCGTGGACGCTTTTGGATATGCGTACAACCCCACGTACACGCAGCTGACAAACTCCACGTACTACAACAACTACATCCAATACTACAATCCACCTTACCCCGAACAAGTTACATCGCAACCGATAACAGTAGTCGCGAACTACACGGCTTCCGACGGCACCGGCGGCACTTACTCCGTGGGCGAATTCTACTTCAATGCGCGCCTCAATATCGCCGGCCGGGGATTTGAGGGTTTTTACGATATCCGCTCTCTCGACAGCCGTAACAGTCTCTATACCAATACCTATTACTCGCAGCTATTTCCCGAGACGGGAATGGTTTCCGAGACCACGCTCTCAACGTCTGCCAAGACGTATGCGAGCGTCGTCAATACCAATACCTCTGACACCCTCGATTCTACAAATAAGCGCTACTTTCCCTACGTTTCCCAGAGTGTCGGTTCCCAGTACGAGTATGGCGGTACGCTGGACGGCACGCTCATCACGCAAGTCACGAAAGCCTACGCGTATGCGGGCACCAACGGGTTCACGTACGGCAATCTGAGCAAGATAACGACCACTACGGTCGATAAGGATCCTACGTCGCCGTGGACCGGGCAGACATTCACGGACATCGTAAACATCACTCCGTACGAGCAAGGCTTCAGCAACGGTAAGGGATGGTGCATCCACCTCTCTAGCGGAGGCTCCGAACAACGCACACAACCGAGCAACGCCACGCTGACTCACACCATCTCTTCCGTCGTGAATCAGAACGGCTTCTGCGAGACTGACAGCACCACCGTCGAGCCCTCTAGTACGATCGACAAAGTCGTAACGAGCTATCTGTACGATGGCTGCGGGAACATTAACTCAATTTCCGTTACCGGTCAGACTCCTGGCGGGACCGCGATGGCGGCCCGGACAACAACGACCTCCTACGGCTCGCATTGCATCAGCCCCGAAACCGTCAAGAACGCGCTGCTGCAGTCGAGCTCGATCGGGTACAACTACAATCTCGGCCTCAAGACTTCGGTCACTGATCCCAATAATCTGCAAATACAATGGTCGTACAACGACATCGGGCAGAAGACGTTGGAGCAACGGCCGGACGGTACAGAGACCTCCTATGCGGTCGCTCTCTGCTCAAGTTGCGGCAGCGGAACTTATTTTCTAACCATTTCGGACTTGGACTCCACCACTAACCACGCCGCATTCTTCACGCGTTGGGAGTACTACGATTTGCTTGATCGCAATGTCGCGTCCCAAAAGCAGATCACGAATGGACAATGGGAAACGAGTAAAGCCATCTCCTACGACTCGCTCGGCCGAGTTTATCAGACCGAGAGTCCCGTTATGGGTGGAGGAACCGCCTATTACACGACGTCCGTCTACGATCTGCTGAATCGAGTGACGTCAACGTCGCGGCCGATCAGCGCCACAAATTCGAACCCAGAGTACACGTACTTCACATACCAGGGACGGACCGCGACTGTCAAAGATCCCAAGGGATACACGACGACAAAACAGTCCGATGTCATCGGCGAGCTGGAAATTGTGACCGATCCGGATGGTACCTCGAAGACCAACTATGCGTATGACCCTTTCAGTCATCTGGTTCAGATCAAGGATCCCGCGAGCAACACGACGGCGCGAACCTACGACACCCTCGGCTACTTATTAACGGGATCGTCCGATCCCGACCGCGGAGCCTGGACCTTTCAATACGACTCGCTCGGGGAATTGATCAACCTGAGGGACGCGAAGACGACTGCGCCCTCGTGGACGCAACAGCTCGCCTATGACGCGCTGGGGCGTATGACCCAGCGCGTGGAGGCGGAAGGGACGGGCACGTGGACCTGGGGCACGGTCGCCGCAAATCACGAAATTGGGCAAATCAAGGAAATGTCCGGCCTTGGCGACGACGAGCTCTACAGCTACGACTCGGTCGGTCGTCTTTCGCAGCATTCGATGACGTGGAGTGGCATTACCTATGCGGTCAGTTACAACTACAACACATTGGGCAAACTCAATGAGCTGATCTACCCGTTGGCGAATGGTCAGACCAACCCGTTTACGGTTTTATACGGTTACACGCAGGGGTATCTCTCATCTCTGCAGAACTACACCGGTGGAGTAGCCGGGACGACGTTTTGGGAACTCACACCGAGCGTCACGAATATGGATCCGTGGGGACACGTTGTTGACGAGACGCTCGGCACAACGACACCCGTGCGCATCCAGTCCAACTACGACGCCGTCGACAGTTGGATTAACACGAGGACCGCTGGCTCGGGTGGGTCGTTGAATAACATTCAGAATCTCACCTATCAATGGGATCTAAATGGCAACCTGAGTCAGCGAGAAGACGTCAACCAGTCGGTCACAGAGGCCATTACAAACGACAATCTCAATCGTATCCAAAGTTCGACGCTGAATGGCACGTCAAATTTGTCCGTGGTGATCGACAACACGGGCAATATCACCTCGCGCACCGAAGGGGGTACGACCTATCCCTACACGTACGATACGACCCACAAGCACGCAGTCGCGACCGTAGGCAGTGTGGGGACCTATACGTACGACGCGAACGGCAATCAGGCCACGCGAAACGGAAATACGCTGACGTGGGCGTCCTTTAACCTGCCGACGGTCATCCCTGCCTCCGGAGGGGTATCGGCGAACTTCACGTATGGACCGGACCATCAGCGAAAGCAGCAGACGGCGGTGTACGTCTCGGACGGGGACAGCGGAACTGAGACTACGACGTATGTGTTCGGGCTCTACGAATTCGAAAACACGCCCGCACAGCAGCACAACAAGTATTTCATTCAGGTACCCGGCGGCACGCAAATCATCTACGACATTCAAAGTGTGAGCGGCACTCAAACGACGTACATCACGGCAGATCATCTGAGTAGCGCAAGTGCGTTACTAAGTAGTTCCGGATCCGTGGAGATCGAAGAAAGTTACAGCGCCTATGGAACCCGCCGCACCTCGAACTGGTCCGGCCCGTTGCCCGCGACGTCCAGCGATTACACAACGATTGCTTCTACGACGCGACGCGGGTACACGGACGGATTCCACGAGACCTTGGACAACGTTGCGCTCATCCATATGAATGGGCGTATTTATGATCCTATAGCCGGGAGATTCCTCTCACCGGATCCGGTGGTTACGCAAGTCGGTGACTCGCAGCGCGGGAATCCGTATAGCTACGTTTCCAATCGACCGCTCACGCTGACGGATCCGACTGGGATGTTCCAATCTGGAGCCCATTGCATCGACATCTGCAGTGCACCTTGGGTGGGAAGAAGTAGCGGCCCCGCGAGCTGGGGCGGCGGGGGTTGGGGCTCAGTTGGCGCCGGGGCCATCTCGATCGCTCAGGAGGCCGCCAGCGAGGTCGGTGGGGAAATAACCGATGCTCTTAGTCAATGGGCAGAGGCAGAAGCTGGGCAATTTTCTGGCCAAGGAGACAGCACTCCATCCGATGCACCGGCTGCACCCACTACTCCCACTGCATCAGCGAGCCAGGACACCGGAATAGGGGCAATAGGTCCGGGGTACGTTGGCCCGGGCGTTCTGCAATTCCAGTATCTAAATCAGGCCGCTAACAATGCCCAGAACGCGACAGCCAACTATGCACAGAGTACGTCTGCCCCTGAAATTGCGGAGGCGCAGGGAGTCCAGAATCTCGTGGAGAACTATCCTACCGTAGCTGCAATCCAAGGATCGGTCGGCCTAGGTACAGTGCTAGCAGTGCCCGGTGGGGTGTTGGCTTATGAGGGTGCGGTTGTGACGGTGCTGGCAGCGGTAGCTACCGTGCGGACCGCGGCGCCGGCCGCGGTTGCGTCCGGATTGGTTGGGGTCGGTGGTGCGATGGACGCGACGGCAGTCTTATATGCACCAGCTCAAATCAATGCCCTGGAATTGACGATGGGGGAGGCTTACACAGAATTGTTCCTCCAGCGGCTTCCAATGATGAAGCCAGACATCGTGCTCCCACTACTAGGTCAGTAACTCAATCTGCTTGCAATGCAGACACGTACGGTTGGCGATCCCCTGGGGGTCGCTGGGGTTCGCTCTTGATCGTCGAACTTTTGTCGGTCTGCGGTACCATGACCTCAACAAATGAGAAATACAGCCGACAATGGATCATTCGGCGATGCGCGGGTCCTTGGCCTACGCGCCGTAGGACGACTTTGGCGAGATTGCTTGAATGGTCCATTTTATGTTCCGCCTCAGGGACGAGAGGCGCTTATCACACTAGAAGCTCACGGTCCCGCTCGGCTGATTGATGAACTTGAAAGACTATCTGCCCTGGGTTCGGCTTGGGCGTCTGCCGCCTTGGGCTACCTATGTCTAATGCCTGGCATTGACGGCCAGCGGGATACGAGCCGCGCAATGACCCTATGCAAGCGGCACGCGGATGCTGGTGACGCCTATGCCCTTTTTGTTTTTGCGTGGGCCAAGTTTTTGGACGGCGACCACGACCTCGCATTGGAAGCAATGAAACAATCGGCAACGCGTCATTTCCCCCCTGCCGCTCTCGACCTGACTACATTCGTTTGGGAGGGCACAAAAGGCCGGGATCCATCGCCCGCGCTTCGACTTCTTCGTTTCGCTGACATAACTCATCATAAGGCGGCATTGATTTGGAGGTGTCGGTTCTATGGCTCAGGAAGATTCGGCATTGCACGTCGCTTGCTGGGGTACTCTCTTATGCCGATTGCGAAGTTGCGATATTTTATCGCACTCCTAACCGATCCATTCTCGTCCAGGGTATTCGTGTTCCAAAAGTCCGCGAAAGTGCCGTTATTTCGGCTGCCGAAAATGGGCTGAGGCATTTCAGTAGGGTTACTGAGTCGGTTAGGTAGTCACACTGGTGCCCTGACATACCAGCAAGCGGAATTCATCGTTGGCGTCACAGGCTGAAATCATCACCGTCCCGCGCGCAGCCCCTGCCAGAGTGGGTGGCGCGGACGCTCCGACGGTTCCCATAAGCGGCGAGCAAGCCGCACGTGCGATCGACCGGACCGCTGTGAGCATTGGTTCGCCGATACGTGAGATGATGCCAGCGACCGAGTCTGACGATCCCATCGAGGCGGGATTTAGAGAATTGACCTTTCCTTCTACGCACACATCCATACACCAGGCAGTCCTTGGAAACTCACCGCTGCTAGCCGGCCGAGCCGATGATTGATTACACCGACATCATTTCTCGCTTCAGCGAACCGCTCGCCGCTGAAACGCTCGCCAAGTTCATCGCGGCAGCGGGTATCCCCTGCGACGTGGTCGAGAATTGGAGCGTCTTTGCGCTGGAGCGCTATTGCGTTCGCGTGCAGAGAAGCCGGCTCGCAGAATTGAAGGAAACCCTTAAACTCGCACCGGTTGCGAGCGGCTTAAGTGGTGCAGCGGCGCAGATCGTCGCGGGGCAGCTCGCTCAGGTCAACATTCCTTGCTACATCGGCGGCTGGCATGGCTTTGGCCGTTGGGGTGATGAGCCCCTCAAAGAAACAACCGAAACTGGCGCCCTGATTGCGGTGCCAGAGTCCTTATCCAAAGAGGCGATGCAAGTCCTGAACGAACGGCTGACTGAGGCCGAACTCTCGGAGCTGGCGTTGCGCACCGCCCCGGATCCAAATGATCCGATCTAGTCTCGCGGACCTACTCTACGTGACGAAATTACCTCCGGCCGCCGCAGGCTGGCAAAAGAACCGCGCCGACCTCACTCTCCACGCAAAGGAGACGTCTACGGGGTGCTTGAGGACTTCGACGCCGGCGAGGGGACCGACTCATGTATTTGTCATAATCATGGACCACCGGCGAAGCGGCAGTTCAGGCGGCGATGTCATAGCGAGAGCCTAGGGGGTTTCGGGATGGTTGCTACGTGCCAGGCGATCCCACGCGGCTGATGTTCACGCGTCACGCCTCCGTAAGGTGCTGGCAGCGTTCGACCTCCGAGCTTCTCCAGTCGCCACGCGAATTGCCACGCTGGGAGCCACTAAGCCGAGCGGCGCGCCGCCGAACCGTGGCGATTACAAGATAGCCCAACGTAGAGCCTATTGTCGTGCAGCCGCGCCTCCTCTATGCCGCTTGGCTTCAGCTCGCGTCATGCGACATCCATTCGGCCGAGCACGCAAGCCAGTCTCGGGCGATGCAGTCCTGAGCCTCGACTAGCGCGATCTCGCCGTGACAGACGAGATGCTGAAGGCGTACCTCAAGCCGGTCCTTCTCCCGCGCCTCCTGCAGTTCTTGCAGGGCCAAGTTCGACAGCGCAGTCGGACTCCCTCCCAACGCTAGGGGAATGACGTGATCGAGCTCGAACTCACCCGCGTGCGACGGGTCAATGCCCTAGAACGGTCCTGCCGATATCTACCGCGTCAGGGGCTTTAGCTGGCCTCCTAGCCACCCGCCCCCCTTGCTCGTCGCACGGCGGCCGACCGCAACGCCATCTTCCGGTAATGATCCGCATCGCCGCGGCGTTTGCACTCGCCTTTAACTTCCCCGCCTAGTCGTGCTAGCCGAGATAGGTACGCGTATGTGGTCTTCGTGATGGGTACGTTTGCCATGCCGAAGAGTATACGCCGCCCGGCGGCGCTCTTATAAGCCGACTCTTAGGGCGCTGCGCTTGACACGCCTACAGATATCTGCTCCCATACCTACAGTAGCCGAGCTTTTAAGGAGAAGGTTCAGCATGTGAACCGTAGAGGAGCCACGCCCGATTCGGGGGTCCGGCGGGAGAGATGTTGATGATGAACAACGACAAGAAGACTCACATCGATGAGTCCGCTCCAGCCAACCAGGCTGTCGAGCCAAAACCCCACACGGCACCGCTCAATCCGCGAATCGAGGACGCGCACCGGGCGGCAGGAGAAGTTGCGGATGAGTAAAGCAGTGGCGAGAAAGCTCGAGGAGACGCACTGGGAGGCGTTTCTAACGGAGATTGCCGACGGTGTGGAGCTGCCCGAGGCAATGAAGGAATGCCGCATTGCGCAGGCCGACATCAACGCAATCACACGCGATCCGTTGCAGAGCGAGCGCTTTCAGCAAGCAAGGCTTGAGAGCCTGCGCAGTACTTGGTCGGCACTCGATTTAGAGGAATGCTACGCCCGCATCGCCCGGGGCGTTGTCCCAGCGCAGGCCGTCCTAGCCGTCCGTGGGTCGGAAGAGGCCGTGGCCGAGTTCTTCCAGCTGGTGGAAGGCTTCCAAGACCTCGGCGCGCAGTTCGAGCGCGCGATGCGCATCAGGACGTTAAACGCCGAGGCGGAGCTGCTGGCCTTGGCTGATGACAAGAGCGGCGACGTGCTCGAGACTCCGAAAGGGCCCATACCTTCGAGTGCAGCGGTCGGCCGTTCGAAACTACAGACGGACGTGCGCCTCCGCCTAGCCGCAGTTTGGAATCCGAAGCGGTACGGCGAAAAACAGGCTCCCCAGGTTAATGTACAGATCAACAATCACGCCGAGCAGCTTGAGGCCGCCCGGGAGCGCGCGAAGACCCGCGGCGCGGTGCCGCAGCCGAAGCCCACACAGACTGTCATTGACGTGGCGATCTCGCCGATCGAGAAGCCAACCGTTGCTGAGTTGCGCTCGCATAGTGATGCGAAGGCGGCCGCCGAACCTGATCCGTGGACTGTCTCGACTGACGCAGCTGCGCGGGCCGAGGAGTCGAGCGCTGAGCCGAAGTCAACGCTGTGGCGTGAAGAAGACTAGCCGGCGGTCACTCGTCGGTGCGTCCTTGCAGCGCTCGGCGTCTTGCCGCGGCGAGCTGCGACTTCAAGCTACTTCCAAGGGGCCGTCGACGGTGAGTACGAAATTCCGCGGGTAGCATGTGGTGCATGCGAAGCGAAGTTTGGTTGACAACCTTCCGTTCGCGCCGATTCCCGATGGTTTTCGCGGCATTGTCCAGCGTCGAAGCGAACACGCTCGAGCGCATCGAACATGCGCGAAGGTACCTCTCCTTAATTTCGGGGTGCCGACCAATCAGTTTCACGAGGCCGTGCCGCGACACTTCAGCGCGGGCACAGGCGGCCGCCATGCTCATGCCGGAGGTTATGTCGGCAAACACCGTGTTGAGCTTCAGCTCCCATGCGAGGCGGCGCTTGTTGCGAACGATGTTGCTCACTTACGCCACTGTTTGGCCGGGGCTTTCATATGACTGAAGCCTTGGTCCGATACGCCTCAAGCGCCCTCCGGCAGGCATCCGTGATGTCGGCCTGAATGTCGTCCTGCAGCGACGGCAGCGGGCACTCTATGGTGTTGTTTAAATCGCCGAGCTCGTACAGGTCCCAGAGGAATGCCAGAATCCCTAGCGTGCGAGTCAAATCCGTCCACTGCGTGTTCGCCGGCACACTCACCGCGAACCCCTTGCCGCAGAGACGCCCAACCTCCACCGAACTGCCTCGGGGCTGCGCCGAAATCCCGACAGGCATGCCCTCTGCGCGGCACACCGCTTCAATCACAGCTTTCGCCGTTACGTAGTCGAGCTCATTCTTTGGTCCCATGAGAGTCCCCCTTCGTTTTCGTTGTACAGAGCCAACGGAACTCCCGTACGTTGGTCCCCTTCTTCACCTTCAAAACCTGTTTGGTGGAGCGCGGCATGCTATTCGTCCAACACCGACCACTGACGGGCAACCACTTGGCCGTCGGCGCGCAGACTCGTGGCAAACATCCGATCCTCACTTCCCTGCAGAATCTCGGTCATCAGCATATCGGCGCCCACACCCACAGGAATTACTTTTACGGTGATGTCCGCTTCGCCGCTCTTCTCCATCGTCACTTGGCCCTTCCTTGGTCAGCTGAGCGAGCAGACTGAACTGTTCGGGCAGCGGTAACACCGTCTCAGGTCTTACCGGGCGCAGACACTCGTCTGGAATGTGCGGCGTGCAGACGAGGGCCGTGTCGCCTTGGCGGCAGTTCAGTGCGGTGCTCATCGCGGAAGCTCCTGCGCATGGGCGCCGATGTTCTTGGCGAACAGGAGTAGCGCATCCCGCGTTGCCGTGTCGACACCGCGCAAGACATACCCTTGGCGCCCATCGCGCTTAGCGTGTCCGTGCGACTCATACACGAAGCTCGCGAGCGCAGGTTTGATCCGCGCCATATCGCCGGTGATTTCCACATCGAAGAGCGCAGGCTTGCTCGCGGCGCCGTTGCTGCCATGGCCGTTGGTCTCCACGGGCGCGGATTCAACGCTCGAGACCGCACTACTGGGCTCGTCAGTCCAAGTGTTATCCGGGGCTGGCACGGATTCGGGTACGGCGGTAATCGTGGATTCGGCCGCCGACGTCGGTGCTGCGTATGGCGCGTCGAAGTCGTCATTCGTGCTGATGCCAACCTTAGGTAGCGCGTAAATCCATTTCCCGCCGAAGCCAGACGGCTGCCTCTCCAAGCCGACGAGAGTCTTGAGGTCCTTGAGGGCTGCGTACGTTGCCTTCAAGCCGATCTTTTTCGACTGGGTCAGCGCTAACAGCGCGTCGCTCGCCATCTCGCCGCCGTTCGTCGCAAGGCCGGCCTTAATGACGAGCATCGCGCGGTCTTGCTTCGACTGATGATCTTCGGGCATAAGTGCCTCATCTATTGTTGTGTTGGAGAAGTCGGCACCCCAAGTGATCTTCGGGTGTCCGTTGGAATCGTTAACGTAGAATTCGAGGCCGCGCGTATCCGGTGCGAGGTTCGCCTTGATGGGAAGGAAGAGGCGCTTCTTCGGATCGTTTCTGTCCTTGACTACGCCGAAGGCAGCACGGCAGACCGCTGAAAACGCGACCGAGCCCATAAAACGATGCAGCCCCGACTTGGAGCCGTCCTTGTTGAAGTGCAGAACGAGGACGATGACGCACTTGTTCCGCGCGGCGATCTCCTGAACGGGCAGCAGCATCGCGCGAACTTCGGCATCGTTGTGAGAGTCGATACCGGCCAGATACGCGCTCACCGGGTCAATGACGACCAGTTTCGCGGCGTGTTGCCGGATTGCCTTCTCAATGGCCGGAATACACTCAAGGCGCAGGTCGATGCCGCTTTCCCTGCCGTCGGTATCGACCTTGCCCTTCATGAAGAAGACGCGGCTGGGATCTCCGCCGGCCTCAAGGTATCGGGGCATGATGACGTCCGACACCCCGTCCTCAGCCGTGATGAAGAGCGAGTTGACGATCGGCGCGCGCTCAGTGCTGCAGGGCCAGAATTCTCCTCGGCTTGCGCGAGCCGCCGTATCGACCGTGAGCGTGCTCTTGTTGAGTCCTGGGTCACCACCCAACAGGAAAGGGTATCCCCACGGCATCAGTCCGGGCCAGAAGAACTCCAGCTTCTCGATCTTCACGTCCGAGCCGCACACCGTAAGCGGCGCGTATTCCTTCGGCACGTCGCGATTGCGGCTACGCGTGGAGGGCCGTGCGGCGTGCGCCGTCAAGCGAGTCAGCTCCGCCAGCACGCGCCGGGCCAGCTCCGGTTTCTCGCAGAGTCTTGGCGACGTCACAGTGCCGAAATCAGGCTGGAGCCTTAAAGTAATTTCCGCAATCTTAGTATTGCCCTTGACGTTGTCGCCGTTGCAATGCGCCGTTGCGTAGGCATCGCGCGCGGCCGTGAGCGTTTCGCGCAGCTCTTTGTTGGCGCCAACGAACGGGGCCTCTTCGTTTTCGGGGTTCATGCGCTGCCCTCCGGTTGAATGGAAGGCTGCGACGCCGCGGCGCGCATCCGCTCCTTAGCGGCAGCGACACTGGCCCAAGCGTTCATCCACGCCGTGGCCGGACCCTGTGGCACGCCTTTGATCTGGCGCGGCGCCTTATTCCGGCGGACGTCCGAGTAATAGTTCATGGGCTTGATGTCGGCGAGCGCGCACAGCGTGGCGGCCGGAATCAGTTCACCCGCCGGGGGCTCGTTAGTGACACCGCGAGCTTGCAACCAGGCGAGCGCCGCCTTGCGCGGTACGCCCTTCACAGGGGCCGGGGCTTTGCCCTGCGCCACCAAGATGTAGAAATTGCGCACGCCGGCGCCGGCGCGCTTGCACAGGATTTCGACTGGAATGAAGTCGGCCGCCGTTGGATCGGGCGGATTGAGGACGCGGGATTGCTCCCGGCATGTAGAGCGGGGATTGTCGGCCGCAGCCGTATCGAGACTAAGCACAAAATGCCCTCCGGTCCTGATCAGAACCGGGATGGGCGACCCCGAGCTTGGAACCCTCGGCTCCAAGCGGTCAGCGTTTCTACCGCGACAGTGCGCGGGGGGCCGCTACGCCCTCTGCAATCGCCCGCGTTACCGCAGACTTCCCGTGAAGACGACTCTGCTGCCGTCCGGGCATCTAGCTATGTACGCCTCTCGGCTCGCAGGCTAGGTCATTTTCTTGGACACTTTAGCTGAAGCTAAAGCTTATGTCAAGTTCATGCACTTCCTTTCTCCGATTTGACTTCCAGCGGCACAGTTTAACCCTCTTACATTTCTATCGTTTCGTTTGAGAGACAATAGCTCTGCGCCGGGACGGTGATGCCAGCCACCTGATGCCGGCGCGTCTGTTCAAGCCGCGGGCGTCGCCATGGTTCGAGCTCCCCTCTGCTTCTGCTCACCGTGGCGAGCTTCAGGCGACCGGGGACTCGAGCCAGCCATGGGCCGAGGTTGGTCGGCGCGGCTCTGAGGGCTCCGTGAGGGGTTTGGTGCTCCTTGCCGGGATTTAGGCCTGTCGTCCTGCGCAATGCAATCGGCTAAGCGCCCGGCCAGGCAGACCGTATGCCTCGCAGGGGATACGGTGGTGATCGCCATGGGCGCGTTTGGCGGTAGAGCGGCCCCATTGGTTCGGCGCGCTGGGCGGCCATACAGGTGCGGTGACAGGTTGGACGCGGCAGACCGGTTCATCAGGTCATCCAGGTCGTGGCCGAAAGGGAGGGTCGAGCGCGTTTGGCGGCTCTACTGGCCGGAGTCATCCCAAGGGGCAAACCGTGGGGCTGCCAACACTGAGAGTCTTGGCTCGCCGCCCTGCCACACAGGACAGATTGCCAACACTGCCAAGACTGCTAAAAACCCACTGCCAACACTGCAGTATTGGCAATGCCTACCAACACTGAATAGACCCCTATTTTTATAGTGTTTGGTATCAGTGTTGGCAGTTTTGCCTTTGCCGCAATGACAACACTGGCCGCCAGACTTTCCCAAACTGCCAACACTGGACGTTTTTATCAGTGTTGGCAGCGGGGTTTTTGGGGTCTGCCAACAATGGAAAACGTCCCCGGCGAGGGCTATTCGCCGTTCAGACATGCAACCATTTAGCTGCATATTCGACGCCGGTCGGACGCCTGCACCCGCGACCCCTCGCCCCGGGCAGACCCCATACAGTCGCCCCGCCCCACCGGTCTAGCCCCGGCAGGCGGCTACTCCTCGGACAGCACGCGCTGCACGGTGCTGACCCCACAACCGACCATCTTGGCGATCTTCATGACGCCAGGCTCCCAATGCTTCCCTACCTTCACCCGCCCGGCCAGGAGTTTACGAATTTGGGCTTCCGTCTTTGCGGTGACGCTGCCCGGTCGGCCAATGTGCTTGCCTTCCTTCCTGGCTCGAGCGATCCCCGCCTTGATACGGTCCGAGGTGCTATTCCATTCGAACTCGGCGAAGACGGCACACATGCCCAGCATCGCCTTGCCTGCGGTCGTGGTGCTGTCCACCTGCTGCTGATGCAGATAGACCGCAACCTTCTCTTCGGTGAGCTCTGCCAGCAAGTTCACGACGTGGTGCAGGGATCGCCCAAGGCGGTCGATTGACCAGGCCATGACCACGTCCAGCTTCCCCCGGGATGCATCCTTGCGCAGGCGGTCAAGCGCCGGGCGGCTATCGCGCTTACCGCTGACTCCATGGTCGAGATAAACGTCGGCAATGTTCCAGCCGCGCTGCTCCGCGACCCGCTCAAGGTCAATGCGCTGGTTATCCGTGGTCTGATCCTGCTGCGAGACACGGAGATAGATGCCAACGCGCTTCTGTTTGGGCGTCATGTCGGAGTCCTGCGCAACAATCCGCCCGTGATCTCGCCCACCGAGTCCACCCGCGGGGCTTCGTGCCGCTCGATATCGCTCGGAATGTAGTAGTAATCGAAGCGAGCATCGCTCGCCAACGGACTAAACGCCAACGTTGAAGCGCTTGCGAGCAATGCCGCGACCGCGACTGCACACCTACGAGCTGCTAGGCGGCTCATGCGGCCGCCCCCGCCAGTTCTTCGGCTCGCTCTTCGATCTTCGTCGGATCGATCTTAGCGAGTACAAAATCCGCTGCCGCTTGCGCTTTCGACGCCGCTGTAATGATGGCGCGCGGATCCGTGCTCAGAAGCTTGCGCCAGTGGTCCAGGTACGAGGCGTGATGCTCGAGCGCACAGTTGACACCCAGCGACGCACAGAGAAACGCGCTACCGATCTCTGCCACCAGTTCTTCGGCGGCGTAAGCCTGATCGCCAAAGCGCTTTCCGAATTCACGCTTTAGGCGCGACTCGTGGCCTGTCCAGTGCGTGAGCTCGTGTAGAGCCGTTGCCGCGTAAGCGTCGGGCGTCGTAAACGCTTCGGGCTTCGGCATGATGACCTTGTCATGCGACGGCACAAAGCACGCGCGGTCGCCGCCGTGCTCAACTGCCGTGCCCAACGTGCTGTAGACCTGCGTAATGGTTGGGGGCGGCGCGAGCGGCTCAGGATCATGCTTTGCCTTGGGCAGCGTTACGCCCTCGGTTTGACTGAGCGCAAACACGGTGTAGACCTTCATTAGAAGGCTATTGCGCGTCTCCTCTTCGCCGCTTTCGTCTCGTTTGGTGTATTGACGTTTCTGCCAGAACACAATCTGCGTGCCGTGCTCTCCTTTGCGAACGTGGCCGCCGAGTTCCTGCGCTTGCCGGTACGTCACATAGCGCGCGTCGGCATCCATGCGCGACCAAAGCAAGCAGACGTTAATGCCGCGGTATGCATGGCCGCTCACGGCATTCTGGGGGATGCCAGTCGTGCCAGCAGCGCGCAGCGTGCGCCACGGCTGGCGCCAAGCCGGTAATTCGCCGCTTAGCGCGTTCTGGATCGCCGCCGTGATCCTTTCGTAATTGTTCACGGCTGCAGCCCTCCAAGCAGCGGCAGACGCGAATAAAGCGCGGCCAAATGCCAGCGTGCAAAGCGTGCCCGAGGTGCGTGACGCTCTAGCGTTAGACGCAGAACCGACCGGCGGGATTGAACGCTCTCGCCCGCAAGCACGACGTGCTCAACGGGTACGGCGCGAAGTAGAATTGCGGAAGCCATTGCAGATCTCCTTTTCAGATCAGCTGTGGTTAGGCCGGGCGGGGCGCGTCAACGCTTCGCTCGGCCGCTTTCATTTACGGGAAAACTATACCACAAACGACTGTTACGGTATAGGCACAAAGCGCATTTTTCTGGCCTTTACTTTCCGCGCAGTTACGTGCGCCGCTGCAGACAGGTTTGCGGTATATCGTGTTGGTTTAACATAGAGCTCCACCATCCGCCCCGGGGTGCAGCAGAACCCCCAGCAGCGCCCTAGCGCAGATCCTGGCAGCGAGGAGATCCCAACACCATCCGTGCCGGCTGGCGGCATTCCAAAAGCGACCGGTGCGACGGGTCCCATGCGTACAGGCGCGGAAGCATGCTTTAAGTAACCC